CCGGTATTGCCTGCCGGAGCAGTGAGAATACGTTCAAATCCTGCGGTGTAGACAAGTAGCTTTGAGCGTTACTGTAGGGCTGATAGTATGCCGGTCGGCTCATAACCGTTGTAGTCCGAGGCGCTATATTCGATTGTGCTTTTCGCTTAAACGGCCAATTCATATTTATACGCCTCTAATTGCATCGGTTATTATATACTCTCAGCTTTACGCGCCACACTAGCAGCAGCACCCAAGAAAGGCATACCACGGTTTGCAGATTCCATAGCATATCTAATCGCATCTATGCAATGATTATCTTTATCAACAGGAACCGGCAATACTATCCCGTTCTTATCCTCTTTATATTTATACTTCGTGAACTCGTTCTTTGCAGTTTGGCAAGAGGGTGCAATGATAATCTCAAGCGATTGCAGAAACTTGATGCCGTGTTCTATGCTGCCCTGACCTTTGTCAGCGGGGATTGCATTTATGCCATAGCGCCGAATCTCAGCAATGCTTTTAGGCTCAGCCGAATCGCAACACACCCTGTCTCGATTAGCATAGGGTTTAATGAGTTGAGCAGCCTCTTCGTTTAATAACTCGCACCCTACAATCTCATCGCAAATGTATAAGCGCTTGCGCGTTTTATCATAATGCACTTTAACGTATGCCAGGGGATCAACGCCGAAGCCCCAGTCAAGCCCGTGGTTGAAGTCCGGGAACGTGAGTCTTAACTTACTAAAATCTTCAACTCTCCAATTGCGGAATATGACCGCGCCCAACACGCCCCAATTGCCCAGTGTATAGACCTCGTAATAATACGGGTCTGATTCATTCTCTAAGGCTTTAATGTCGTCCGGAGCCAAGAATCGGTTGTCTTTATAAGTTGTCTTGAGAATGGATAAGTTCTTCTCGTCTGACTCAACGTATTTCTTGCTGTCCTGCCATATGTCGAAATACTCTTCATATATCGAATGGTCACGCAGTATCGGGTTAAATGTGAGTGTTAGCCGCTTAACCTCTTTGCTGCGACCTCGTAAGCGCTTATCAAGTTGTTTTATTGCAGAGCGCTCGCACTCCGTTGCCTCTTCTACCCACACATCGGTAATAACCCCGTCAATCGGAGTGATTGACTTAATCTTTTCGGGGTCATCCAAACCGGCAAATAGTATTTGCTTATTATTCAGCGTGCAGGTAATGACTAAATCACTCTTATTCACACTGAAATACGGCGTCAAGTTAAAACTTGAAATGCTCTTGGTGATCTCATTGAAGCACGAGCGCCTGATAGTATTCTGCACGTTGCGAACAATGAGGTAATTTCGATCCCCACCAAATACGTCTAATACGGTCCGTTGCGCGAGAGAATAGCTTTTACCGGAGGACGCGCCTCCAAAATATATTTGATACCTGTGGTTATTATTAATGCAATGAGATAAATATACAGGATTAAATCTGCTTGGGCTAATCTCCAGTTGTATCATTGCTGTTATCGCCGTCTTCGTCTGGACCTATGATTATACGGGTTTTAATCGGTCCGCCGTTGCTGCCCGTTATCTCATTTTCAATCTTCTCAACATAACCGCGTTTCTTGTGCTTAGTTTTGAGGTAGAAAGCAATTGCCCACGCGTCGCCATTCTTTATCGCCTCAAACAGTTTGCCCTCTGCGAAGTCCCCCATCATACCATTCTGATGATTCGCTGCTTCTGCGACCTCGGGATATTTGTTTATGTAGTTGTATACCGTTGCAACAGAGCAGCCCGCCATTTCAGCGGCGAGGTATACAAGCCCACGTTTGGCAATTAGGGCGGCAATTATTTTCTCTTTTGATATGCGAGGTTGTTTGCACATGGGCTTATTCTTATGATCAATCAATTTTTGGAGCGTCCGGGTCGGATTTGATACCGCCATCTCCCGAATGGTTATCGGGCGTTTTAACTTCTACTACGGACGCGCGTTTGGGATACGGTTTTCGCAATGGCTCTATTTGCTCACGCATTGCGTGGTCTAGGGGCATTAGGTATTTATGTTTGCCGACTTCTGGTATCTTTTCGCATTCGTCAATTTTAGCAACTTTACGTATTTCGCCATATTGTGGCTTATAACCTGTTTTGCTAACTTGACGCTGATGCCAGACACGCCCATTAGAATCTTTATATTTTGTGCTGGGTGGTGTGGCACCCACATATATCCAGTTAGACGCTTGATATATCCCGCCGGCATGCCCCTGATTTGGGTCTGCGTAAGATACTATTAATCTGACACCATCACAACGATCTTGCAGCAGCATAAATGCGACTTTTAATATACGCGATACTGTTGATTTGTGCGCTGACAATGCCACTCGCGTTAGTTCGCACACTTCAGTACATTCAAGCCCGTATGCAGTGCCAATATGCTTGTTTGCACCACGCGAGAACAACACGCAACCGACATATTGCTTGTCTTCCCATACACCTATTCTTAACACGGGAGGTGTTGGCATACTCCCCGAATAATGCCAATGCTCGCAAGCCCATTTAGCCGCCGCATGACTGCACCAATCCAACTTCAACTCTACTTTGCTGTTATGGTGAGAACTCATGGCCACACTCAGGACAAGTTACTTTTGCTTTCTCATCAAGTCGCGGTTGTTGATTTTCACTCACGGGTTTAAAATCTGGACTTGTGCCCAATAACTCATGTATCTCATCCTCGCCAAACCCCGTCAAATCCAAATCAAACCCAGCATTATCAAGCTCTGATATAAGCTCAGTCAACGCCGGTATATCAAACTCGCCGCTAATCTTATTCAACGCCACATTCGCAGCTTTCTCTGTCAACTCGTCAAAATCCACAATGACGCATTGCATGCGAGATTCACCGCGTGCTTTCAATATTTTCAACCGCTGGTGACCGCCAACAACGGTGTATCCAGTGCGCTCGTTGACGATAATCGGGTCTATATATCCGAATGCGTCAATTGAGTTCGCTAAATGCTCATACTCAGCGTCGCCGGGTTTCAAGTTCTTACGTGGGTTGTATGTCGCAGGGTTCAATTTTGCTAATTCAAGTGTTTCGATTCGCATGTATATAATCCGTCTAATAATCCGTCTAATAATCCGTCTAATTTATCTCATAATGAATCATAATAAAAAGAGCCCCACCCGCATTGGAACAGGTGAGGCCAAGTTGAAAGGAGAATAGGAGAAATTGGAAATTGGAAACCAGATACCACGTTGCTACCGAAAACAATGCCTATCATAATTATAAGACGGTTAGAAAGCACTTTTGGCAGAGCTTACTGCTATTCATCCTCAATCATAGCTCTAATCACCGCAGGAGATAACCTGCATTCCTCAGCAATAACCTGATACAGCCAAAATGTCGGGTGGTTATATATCCGTGGCAACAATCTCAATAAACATTTGCGCACGCGCTCGCGATTGCACCCAGTTCCGGTAACAACGCCCTCATTATCCCTCACAGCAATTGCTTCTTCAATCTCGCGTATACTTAAGCCCCTGCGGATTCTGAGCTTCACACACTCGCATTCACAATCCCACATATGGCACGAGCGCATAACACTATCAAGCGCCCCATCAACAAGCATTGATATTGATTCTGCACCAAATCGGGCAGCAGTTATGCCTGAAAATTGGTCTTGATTAACTGCATCCAGCAATTTTTCGCGGTCACGTTCACGGCGTTGTATTCGCAATTCAGAATACGCCGGGTATTCATCGTCTGTTTCTGAGTCCACCTCAGCCAATAACATGTCAGCGATAATCTCAGCCTCGTCTGTTTTTGCCAAGCTCATGCCCTCCGTGGTATACTATATGTAGTTAGTTTTAATGGATTTGACGTGTTATACCACTACATATTGGGCTTGGCTGGGTTTGTGGGCTGAGCCTATTTTTCTTTCACTTCACCCTCTCCCGATACTCTTCCAACGCTTTTTCTATCGCTTCATCCCAGTGATAACCCTGCCCTAAATAGTGATCAAAGCGTTCGTAAAACTCCTGCACGATCTCAAGTTTGTGCGCGGGTAATTCCAACTCGGCAATGCGTGCGTTTGCGTCTTGTAGTGCTGATTCCGCTTTGCACGCGCGTTCTTGCGAAGAGTTAACTAAGCTCGGCCAGTTGGTTGGCACAAATGCTTTTATTGAGTAGCCGCACTTCGGGCATACGTTATCCATTTTCAGCCTCACTCTCAGCCTCAGCCATTGCGTAGGCCAACGCTATCAAATCAATTTTTTCTGGGTTATAGAAGTACCCCTCGTCTTCATATCGAAAATAGCCAGTGTGCCATGCATGGGTTGTCAATATTTCAGCAGTCAATGCCCAACAATCCCGCTCGCGTTCCGCCCGTTCCGCGCGTTCGGTCAGCGCGTCGATTGTTGCGAGTAGCCTGTGGTGTAAATTGTATCCTGACTCTAATTGCACCATTGCCCTGTAAGCGTCTAAATCTATCTCACTCAGCGGTTGCGGCTTCGGTTCAGTTGTCATGGGGTGTGTCCTCCAAGAGTTCTCCGACACTCAGTGCATTCAACGCGTCTCTGATAGCGTCAAGAGTTGTATCTCGTTGCTCGAACCATTTGCTATTATATGGCGTTGCAGCCACAACATGCACAAAGAATTGTGCGGCTTTCAGCCCCTCTTTAACTTTATCAAGATCAATAACAACTCTCATAACTCCTCCCCCGCCCCGCGTTCGACCTCGCGGGGTTCAAGCTCGCGCCGGGCCTGGGCTATAATGTGATTCACGCAACAATCCGACTTAAAGAAAGCCGTGCGCGGGCAATTTCCCCGATAATCACACGTGCTGCATTTCA